ACTTGATGCTTCATGTATTGCTACAGGAGCACCTTTACTCTCACCTCTATCTTGCCATTCTACAAGTTTTCTTGTGTAGTATGCTGGCAATATATCTACTCCTTTAGCACCATCAAAAATTTCATTTGTAACGGTGTTAAGAATCATACCAGGTTCTGCATCCTTGATATATTTTCCATGACTCTTATTTATTTCAGGAGATAATTGTCCTAATACTTTCAGAAATGGTAAAGCAAGATCATCTTGCGACATATTCTGAGTACCTGCATGTGCATCAGCTTCGAATAAATTCGTTGCTAAAGCGCCTGCTTCTTGTTTTTTTGCTACTTCGCTCATGTTTATTGTTTCCTTTTTATGTTTGTTTTATTTCCAACAAATATGTTGAAAAGTTCCGTTGGC